GTTTCAATAGTGAGCGCCCCAACCGTGGATTCGCCCGTTTCGTCACCATCTTCGTTGTAATTTAATCCAAAGCCCGAATATCCGGCCGATGTAATAGACGAGTCGGTGGTATCAATTATAAGTGAGGCATTCAGATAAACTTTAATGGCTGTGCCATTGACTTCTAGGGAAATAGTAGCCCCAAAATTTTCTGCTTCGACGTTGAACAACAGGGTTTCCACGCCTGACACTCGCTTGCTTAGAGAAACAGAGGCCGGGGTTCCACCACCACTATTATTACCTACAATGCAGGTAACGTAGTAACAGTTTGGGTAGCCAGAATCATTGGCGTCGGCACGGGCATATATTATTACAGGATTGCTATAATTAAACCCCGTATTACCAGAGTACGCAACTACATTGAATTTGGTGTCTGCATAAGTAGCCGAATGAAACGCAGGTACGATATTAAAATTGCCGTTTGGGTTTGCCGTTCCGCCGCCATACGTCATGTCAGCAACAGTAGACACCCACGTTCCGCCGCCAGAACTAGGCGTTTTGCCGTTTACAGAACCTGAGCCAGACCAATTTTCACCAACCAGCAGCGTCATGCCTTTGTTCCCTTGATCAAAACGCTAGGGTTCACGGCCCCTGCGGTGAATGTGACCACGATGCTGTCGCCGGCGTTGACGGTGTTGGCTGATGTTCGCGACACGGCGGTGGTGGTGGTGCCAACCGACTGAGAGCCGCCGCCGATGGCTGTGCCTCCCGTGACGTTGGTGGCGTTGATCTTTACCGTGGCGGTTGCGCTGCCGGACACGCAGATCATGCTGGTCTCGTTGACCGTGAACGCAAACGGCGCCTTGAACAGCACGGTGTAGTCACCCACAACGGTTGTGCCGACCAGCGACCAACAAACGCCGACCGTGGGCTCAAGATACTTCGACGGCGCGGTGCAAAAAACGTCCTGCGTGCCAGTAGCAAAGTCAACCTTGGCGCCCGCTGCGCTGGAGGCCAGCACGGTTGTGCGGGTCAGCGTGGCCGGTGCGGTGAAGGTGCCCGTGCCGACCTCCCATCGCGTGCCTGACTGATCGGCGATGCAGTAGCTCACCAGCGTGCCGGTCGTGAACGCCGTGGCAAACGTCTGGTAGCCAGAGGGCGCGACGTTGGCCAGCGTGACCGTGCCGGTGCCAGGCGCTGCGGTCGTGTCCTTGACCCGGTCTGCGTACATCAGACGATGCCCTCGGCGCGGCCATCAGGCCCGCGAACAATGGTGCGCGGTGCTCGCATCTCGCTCAGCGCCTGCGTGAAGCCGGCCATGGCCGCAGCCAGTGCGTCGTTGGGCTGTGCCATGGGCTCGGCTGGCAGGCTGGACTGAGCCGAGATCTGCGCCACCAGCACCTTGGTCTCAGCGTCAAGCTGAGCCTTGTAGCGGTCGAACTCCAGGCGCTGCGCGTCCATGGCGGCCTTCATCTGCGCCTCTTGGGCCTTCAGCTCAGCGTCCATCTGAGCCCTCAGCTGCTCGCGCTCGGCGTCACGCTGGTCGTTGGCGGCTTGCACCTCGAGGCTGGCCTGCTGCTCGCGCAGCTTGGCCTCGGACTGCAGCTGGATCTCGGTTTGCTTGAGCTGGGTCTGCGCCTGGAACTTCTGCGCGTCGGCCTGCAGGTCCATCTGCTTGAGCTGGATCGCCATCTGGGCGGCGATCTCTTCGGGGCTGGGCTTGGGCGGCTGAGGCGGGGCCTTGGCGGGGTCGCTGACGAACTTGTCGGGCGACTTGAAGCCCATGGCCTTGATCAGCTCGCACGACGCCTGGTAGATGTTCTCGGGCGTCGTGATGCCGATCTGCAGGCCCTGCTGCTGCAACCCAAGCAGGGCATTGAGGTGGCCGATCTGCTGGTCCTTGTTGCCGGTGCCCAGGCCCACGTTGATCGACACGTCGAAACCATTGCGCCACTCGCGCGGGTCCATGTTGACCCACTCGCCACGCAGGCGGATGACCTGCTCCTTGTCGGTGTACTGACTCGTGAGCTTGAGCATCATGCGAAACAGGTCGCGGAAACCTTCGGCGAAGTTGCGCGCGATCAGGTCCAGGCGCATGTCAGCGCGGTTGGTCAGCACGTTGACGCCGGTGGCGGTGCTGTTGAGGCTGTCGCCGTCGGTGCCGCTGTTGTAGCGGGTCCAGCCGGTGCTGTCCTCGAGGAAGCCCTGCATGCTTTCCATCATCCCCATGCCGAGCGCTGAGTCACCCACCAGCGGCTCGAGCCGGCCGACGGCGCCGGGTTGCTTGACGCGGACGATGCCGCCTGGCCTGCTGACCAGCAGGTCGTCAAGGTTGACCTGGCCGTCCACCGCGAAGTAGCGGCCGTTGACCGCCAGGTTCTGGCTGTCGAGCATCCCGCGCAGGATGGTGGTCTTGATGCGCTGCGCGTCCATGGCCAGATCGGCCACCGACAGCCCGAAGAACTTGTGCGGCATCGGGATGGGCGTGATGCTCACAAACGGCGCGCAATCGACGATCTCGTTTGCGAGGATCTGGTTGCCGGCGCGCAGCACTTTCCGAAGCTCGCTGATGCCGTCGCCGTCGAAATCGCACCGGATGTAGCACTCGGTCAGCCACACCAGTCGCTGGCTCTCGTCTGAGGTGCTGATCATGTCGGACTGGATGTAGGCCATCTCGTCGTCGTAGGCCAGGCGCTCGATGCGCTCGGCGTTGAGGCTGGTGGCTTGGTCGTCGCCTGAGATCAGGTCGACATTCTTGTAGCCCATCGACTTCAGGTCGCTGATGGTGCGCGCCACGCGGTGGGCGACGAACACGGCCGTGTCGATGGTCTTGGCCTGCCGGCTGATCAAGAACTCCTCCGGCGGCACGTTGTCCACGCGCACCTGGCCGCACTTGGTCGAGCGCTTGCAGGTGACGTCGTAAACCATGACCGGCGGCGCTTGCTGGATCTGCGCGATCTGCGCCTGGATCTGCTCCACAGCCTGGGCGGCCTGCGGGTCCATCTGGGCGGCCTCGCTGGCCTGCATCAGCTGCATGGTGAGGGTCTTGATGGCCTCGTCGCGCTGCTCTTGGTCTTCCTCGTCGGGGCGCGCGGCCTGCTCGGTGATGACGATCTCGTCGTCGTCCATCAGCTCGGCCAGCTCGACGTCAGACAGGCCGCGGTAGTCCTCGCGCTTTTCCTCGTGGCGATCGTCCCACCAGACCTTGATGATGCCGCGCTTGCTCAGCAGCGCATCCTTCATCCAGCGGTAGGTGATGCCTTCCCCGTCGTTGCGCTGGTGGAACAGGTAGTTGATGTAGTCGGTGGCCTGCTCGGCCTTGGCCTCGTCGCCGGGCTTTTGCGGCTCAAACGACACCACCTGCTCGCTGCCGGCAAACTTCACCATCAGCTGCGGAAGCATGGACTCGATGGTGTTGCGCACGTCGGGGCTCACGACGGAGCTGCGGCCTTCGACCTCGGGCGGTGCCAGGTCGCCGAAGGCCTCGCCCAAGTAGTAGCGCATGGCTTTTTGCCTTTGCGCTGACAGCTTGCCGCTGTAGTAGCCCACGGCCTGGCGCATCTGCTGGTCGGTGATCGACCGCAGGGTGTCTTCGGACATTCGTGCCATGGGTTACCTATGCGTAGCTCAGGCGCGGGTAGCTGATCGCCCCGCCCCAGGTTTCGTTTGTCATCGCGTCAGCGTTGAGCGCCAGATACCGGAAAGCATCGGCGCCGTGCGAAAACTCGTCGTGCACCGGGTTGCCGGGCTCGTTTGTCGTCGTGTTGATCTGCCGGCGGTAGCGCTTCAAGCACTCCACCAGCCGCGCCGCGCGGTCCTTGTTGAAGTACACGCGGCTGAAGATGTCGCGGGCGCGCTTGATGCCCTGCTCGACGTCCATCGATGGCGTGCGCTGCACGCTCCAGCCCAGCGCCTGCAAGATCTCGGCGTCTTGCTTGCCGGTCTGGTGCTTGCGAGCGAAGCCGTCGTGCGGCAGGTAGTGCTCGCCCCATTGGATCGGCTGGCCGTCCAGCGTCAAGGCTCGAAGCTCGGCCGAGTAGTCGGCCAGCGTGCGCTGCGTGCCTTCGATGTAGTGAATGACGCGGATCTCGCTGGAGACCTTCTGCGCCAGGATGATCGACATGCTGTCGTTGAACCCGAGGTCCCACACACCGAAAACCTTGAGCAGCGGGTCGTGAGGCACTGCACCGATCCTCGGGCCGGCCTGGGCCATCTGGTCGAAGTAGATCGCACCCTCGACCGCGGGCTTGCACTTGCCTTCCCAGATGTGCGCGTAGTCCTCGGCGCGCATCGTGGTCTCGGCGTGCAGCCTCTCGGCCTCCAGCACGCTCGGGAACCGCGCGTTGTCGCTGTGGTTCATCTCGATGCTGATGCACCCCGGCGGCGGGCTGGCCACAAAGCGCCGGTAGGTCTCGTCGGACTCGAGCTGCGGGTTGAAGCTGATCCAGATCTCCGAGCCGTCGCGCCGGATCGTCGGGATCAGGATGTCCCAGCTGCGCCGGCTGATCGCTTGCGCTTCCTCGCACCAGCAGACGTCGACGCCCTCGAAGCTCTTGAGGGACTCGGCCGTCTGATCGCTCAGGCCGCTGAAGAAGAACTGCGTGCCGTTGCGACCGCGGATTTCGGTGGCCAGCACGTCGTACAGGTAAGACAGCCCGAGCTGCTCGATCTGGTCGCGAAGCAACTGGTGCACCGACTGCTGGATGCTCTTTTGGATCTCTCGAGTGCACAGCACGCGCAGCGGCCTTCTCGCGCCTTCGATCAGCAACGCCCTGGCGAAGCCCCAGGACTTGCCTGAGCCGCGGCCACCACGCACGACCTTGTAGCGGTGTGGCTCAAAGAGGAACTGCAGCTTGGCCGGGAACCAGGCCTCAGCCAAAGGTCACCTTGAGCGTCGAGGCCACCGGGTTCTCGGCGTCACCAGAGTGTTGAATTTGCGAGAGTTTTGGAACTGACCTGTCCAGCAGCGAGTTGATCGCGCCGAGCTGAACGGGTGTCACCTCGATCTCGCCCATGGCCACGCCATGCAGTCGGTGAAGCAAGCACGCTGCTTGGATCTTGGCGCGGACTTGGTCCGAGTGCCTTGGGTTGAGTCTTGCTGCCATGTGTTGGGTGCCTCTCGGCTTGTCCAAAAAGTGCCACCGCCCGCTCACAGCCGGGTGAGACGGAACGGGAACCGCCGGCGGTGACTGCTACGTCAGTGACTGCGGGCCTTGATGCCGGAGTGGCCCGCTTGCCGGCTTCCGCTTCCCAGCGGGGAAGACGGATAAAGGTGGGCGGACGCAACCTATTCGGCAACTGCGAAATTGGTTTGAAGGCTGGCCGCCCGAAAGACGCCGCGCAATGCAAAAAGCCACCTCTCGGTGGCCTTGCTGGAGTCGCCGGTCCATCCTCACGGACCTTGCCTCTGTGCTTACGCGGTGCTATGGCCGCGATCATATCACGCTGCATGGGCGTGTCAATGCTGTTGTGCTGCAGCACCGTTCGTCTTCAGTTTCTTTTCAAGGTAGCCTTTCACATTGGTGGACCTGGGTGACCTGGTGTAGTTGCGCGCCTGCAGCCAAGCATCGCAACACGATATGGCCCGCCCAGTTTGGCTTTGACGCGCTGCGTAACTTCCCATCGACAGCAATTTTCTGGCTCGGAAATCAGCCACCATGCGGGTCAGCTCGTCAACGCCGCAACTTTTGCCATCAATTCTTGTTCCGCCGCCGGTGACGTAAAGCCGCCAAAAATCCAACGCTTTCTCACCATGCTTGCGCAGCGTCATCAGCGCGGCGCAAATCAGCACTGCCGGCATGGCTGATTTGTTGGCGTCAAGCTCGTCCAGCAACACCAATTCATCCCTCCACTCGCCCACCATCTCGTACACCGTTTTGCCCTGCTCGATCATGTAGAGCGCCGAGCTGATGCCGCCTTGGCTCAGCAGAACGGTCTGGGGGACCACGTCGTGCAAACGGAATGCGCCGGCCAGGCGGTCGCTGGCGTTTTCGGTGGCGTTGGGGTTGTCGAACTGTTTGTACAGCTCCACGGCGTCAGACATGGCCGCCACGTCGTAGACCGTCACATGCACACTGGCTGGCGCTTCTAGGCGGCCGTCTTGCCACAGCGCACTGCGCGTGTGACCGTCCAGCTTGACCAGGGTGCCGTCGGGCAGCAACGCAGCCGCCACCAGCGCATGCGTCGGGCTTGCGGTTTGCAGGTGCTTGCGTGTGGCTTTCTTGGCGTGCTCTGCGGTGTTGCGCTGGATCGGGTTGTCTTGCACGTTGGCCCATGCCGCGGGCGTCATTTGGATCAGTTTCATCGGTCGTCCGTTCAAAAATTAAGACTTCGTCGTGGGTGAAGCCAAACCCGTCAAACCTTGCGGTTGATCAGCATCTGCCGGCCGTCGTTGACCAGCTGCGCGAGCCCAGCCAACGTTTCTCCGGCGTGCTTTGCGGCCCTGCGTGGGTTGCCGCCGAAGACGTAGCTCCACTGCACGGCAAACGAGTGCGCGTCAGGCAGCTTGTGCACCGCTTTTTCGATCTTCACTGCGTCCAGCGTGTCGAGTGGCATTGAACTGCTCGCGCCTTGAAAGACTTGGCTGGCGACGTACTGCCGCCACATCACATGCACCTGCGAGCCTTTTCTGGGCCGGCACCATCTGGCCCAGTCGCGCAGGCGCTTGTCCATGGCCTCGTGG